CAGAAGAAATGGAGCTGACACTTGATTGTGATCACCCGGATGGAGGTGGAATACCACGCAGCGAGGAATGGTTCTGCGCTGACGGAGAAAGGAAAGGACAGGTATGAAGTGGATCAGCGCATACTTCCTCAAGTGCTATATAAAGTCTGACAGACTGCTTCAAGGGAATTGTGAACAATCGCTATGGAATCAAGAGGTTGACAAATACGTGGACGCATTGCCGTCACTTGACATTGTGACTTGTGGAGAATGCAAGCATAGACCGATATGTTGTAGAGGAAAAATTCCAATGTATGACAATGGATATTGCTCTGACGGAGAAAGAGAGGGCGAGTGGTGAACAAGTATGCAATGGCCACATTTATAGTTTGCTGGGCAGAGGGTTTTATATGCTATCTCATAGGATATATGGTTGGCATAACGCACGATAAACGCACGATTACGCACGAGTGTGTTAAAGACACGCACGATAAGGGCGAGCCGAACAGTTCGGAAAAACCGAACAACTGCGAACACATAACCGAAGATGGTGTAACTTGTGCAAAATATCCTGCTTGCGATGATTGCATCGACAACCCTTTAAACAAGGTAAAAGGTTCTGAAAGGTTGGTAAAAGGTTCGGAAAGGAGTAGCGAATGATTAAGATAATGACCGATAAGATGCTGAATGAAATTATCAGCAAGGCGAAGACGGAAGTGTGGCAGGAAATTAAGACCGAAGAAAAACTTGACAGATTGCAAAGCCAACTCTATGAGATGGATGCAAGACTGATGAAACTTGAACATGGTGGCATACCAACGCTTGAACAGACGGAAAGGACGGAAAGGAGCAAGCAATGCAGATAGTAGTAAATGACAATCTGAAAGATGCAATCGAATGGACTTGCAGATATGTCGACGAGTACAAAGTGGACATAGATATTCACATAGACGCAGACGGAGAAGTGTCGGTAAGCGTATGTCCAACATACAGAGACACAGCCGATACTCCGCAGACGGATTGCGGATGGGGAGAACCAATTACTGTCAGCCATAGCAAAGAAATGGAGGATTGACTTCGGGATCAGGCGGACAGTTTGGAGATTATAGTATGACCGACGGGCAGCGGTATATCTGCCCACAATTCAGAGGTGATTATGGACGATGTAATTAAAGTCGGTGACACTATCTGCTGTCACGACTACGCAGACATGAACGATGTACTGACCGAACTGAGAAAACAGGGCTATCTCTGTACGGTGCAGGTCGGGTACACCATCAGGATCGAGTCCGTTCCTGTCGCGGATCCAACCGAGCAGGACGGGTGGGTAACGTGGAATAAGTAAGAATGAGAGCAAAAGAATTTCTGAGACAATACGAATACGCAATGGATTATGTTGCTCGCTGCGAGAACGAATACAACGAGGCTGTTGAGAACATTGACGCGATAGGATCCACTCTCGCCGGTGAGCCTGGTATGCCACATGGAACAGGAATATCGCGGAAGACCGAGAATAAGGCAATCGATCTGGTCGAAGCCAAAGAGAAATGGGCAAAGGCTAAAGCGGAAGCGTTCCAGGTCAGGCAGGAAGTGGTCGACATGATAATCGATATTCCAGACATCGAGGGCAAGATTTTATACGAGCGATATATCAATCTGCTGACGTGGGAACAGATATCAGAGAAGCTGTTCTATTCCAGCAGCGGAATCTTTTACGCCCACCAGAGGGCATTGGATATTGTAGAGAGGAGGCTTTCCAGTGGCGGACAAGAAGACGTATGACTTCCCTGGTGGCGTCTGCCCGGCGTGTGAGTATACTCCTCTGAACGTGGAAATAAGCACGAACGACTATGGAGGCACCTTCGTGTGGTTCGTTTGTCCATCCTGTGGCAATAAGGAAATGCTACCACAGTCTAAGAACACGGAGTCCTCATCGCGCAATAGTAAACTACAGAGCGAGTGGGCGCGACGTGTCAAAGAACGATTCGGGAATGCTTGTTATATTTGCGGAGAGACAGAGGGTCTGGACGCGCATCATTTAATATCAGCAAGTAGTGAACCAAAGCTACAAACAAAGTTAACTAACGGAATACCACTCTGCAGACGTTGTCACAGATTGGTCCACGATAAAACTAATAAGTGGCCGGAGAAATATAAGTAATGAGTAATTTATTATTAGATGCTGCTATAGATTACGCTTCAAGAGGACTCGCGGTGTTCCCTCTGAAACCAAGAGAGAAAGCGCCGATCACGGCTCACGGAGTCCACGAAGCAACAACCAATTTCGAACAGATCAATAAATGGTGGAGCCGTTATCCGAATGCTAACATCGGCATCGCTTGCGGTAAGATCTCAGGTGGTCTGCTTGTTGTAGATCTGGACAGGAAGCCGAACGGTGTGGACGGTCTCGATTCTTTGAACGAATGGGAACGTGAGAACGGTGAGCTTCCTGAGACGGTGAGATCCATCACAGGAACAGACGGCAACCATTTACTTTATAGAATAGACGGAGCTGGCAAGAACAGGGTCAATCTTCTCCCAGGCGTTGATATCCGCTCCGATGGTGGGTATATTGTCGCACCACCTTCGATACATCCGAACGGCAACCGATACGAATGGGAATACGATCCAGATGAGTATGAAGTCGCTCATGGCGACGAGGTACTGGACAAGCTGCTCAATTATGGGAAGAAGGATAAAGTCGAGAACTTCACGCTGCCGGATAAGGTGGGCAAAGGTCAGCGCAACGATACGATGTATAAGTTGGCCTGTTCGCTCCAAGCGAGAAACCTTCCTGATGCTGTAATAAGAACATCAATGGCTGCAGCTAATGCGGAAATGTGTGAACCGCCACTGACTGCAGCGGAACTTGATAAGATAGTAGATAGTGCGCTCAAGCACGAGAAGGGGACGCAGCTGAAACCAGTCGGCGCAGATCTGGATCTGTTGACCATCACAGACAAGAACGGAAACACCAAAATCAGACAGTGTGCTGAGAACGTGGCAAGAGTTATCCTTGGCGACCCGAAGCTGTCCGGCAAGATCAAAGACGATACGTTCGGGCACAAGCTGATCTACTTCGGTCAACTCGACTGGAGACAGGACGGCGATACGATGGGCGAGTGGTCCGACAAGGATGACGCATCGCTCCGAAGCTATCTCGATATCCGTTACAACCTCAGGAACAAAACAGATTATGAGGACGGCTTCAACATGGCTCTGCTTGAGAACGAGTATGATCCATTGGTCGGATATCTTGACGCTCTGAAGTGGGATGGAATTCCAAGGATAGACCATTTGTTGACAGACTATCTCGGTGCGGAACCTTCTGATTATAACATCGCCGTGATGAGAGTCTTTCTGCTGGGTGCGGTCAAGAGAGCATACGAACCCGGATGCAAATTTGATTATATGCCAGTACTGATCGGTAAACAGGGCGAAGGAAAGTCTACGTTCTTCAAATACCTTGCTTGCAATGATGACTGGTATGACGACAACTTCAACTTTAAGAACCTGGACAACAAAGCTGTTATCGAAGCTATGTCAGGCAGATGGATCCTCGAAATGGGCGAGATGGATACGCTCAAGAAAGACGCGGTCACAGCTGATGCACTAAAGGCTTTCATCACCTCACAGTCCGACCGGTACCGTACTCCATTCGCGCGGAGACCAGAGGACAGGAAGAGGCAATGTGTATTCTGTGGAACCAGTAACGATGCGAACTTCCTCAAGGACCGCACTGGTAACAGACGATACCTGCCGATAGACACCAGCAAGAAGAACGCAACTAAGGACATATACAACGAGGCTGAAGCAAGACCCGACTTTATCCAGGCTATCGCTGAGGCGGTCTACAAATACAAACAAAATCCAAGTAAGGCTCCGGTCCTTCCTCGCAGCATCGAACTGGATGCAGCCAAAGCACAGGCCGAGCATCTTGAAGAGGATCCGTGGGTACAGCTGATTGATGACTATCTGATCAAGACGAATCGCAACAGGGTGAACGTCCTCTGCATCTGGGAGGAAGGCTTTGACCAGGACGGAGTACAACAGAAGCGGGCAGACGTCAATCGGATACTGACCATACTGAGAAATGACATCAAGGGCTGGCACGAGATCGGCAAGGCACGAATAGATGACTATGGAAGAGGAGCGATCTGCTTCGAACGTGACACCGAGCGACTCCAGGAAATGTCACCGTCGGTGACAAATGGCACCGGATTTGAGCCCGTCGGTGACACAATTGAGATCCCATTCTGATCGGATGGGGTCTTTTTTTATGTAGATTCTGTGAAATCTTGTCACCGAGCGAGCGATTTTTCTCCGTCGGTGACAAGTCGGTGACAGCCTCAACCCATTGAAATTTCAACGTTTGTCACCGTTGTCACCGTTGTCACCCTAACTTTTATTAATAGTAATTAAAATAATATAAATATATATTTTCATATTAATATAGAAAGTTACGGTGACGTCGGTGACGTCGGTGACGCAATCGTTTTCGGTATGCTCATCGCAATGGATCATTGAGTGGTATTGAGTGGTGGTTACTTATATAATGATAGTGTCAAAGGTTGGCAAACAACCGGAGACCAAGTCACCACCAGCGGACTTGTATCGGTCCGCATTATGATCCGAAGGGGATACACCAGTTCAACTCTGGTGCGGGTCAGTCATTATCGTAGTTTTTCATTAAACTTATACTCCTTTCTGAACTTAATAGAGTTAACCGCAAGGGCCGGGCACGATGCCTGGTCTTTTGCGTTGCGGTGAGATCATGGGGCAGAGCCGAATTAATCCAAGACATAAGAATGGGAACCTCCGAAGAAAACACCGGGGGAGGTTAAAGGCAATGGGGTGCCCCTGTGGAATATGCCAGGGGAGACTAGGACCTATCCACTACGATGAACCATCAGACGCGCAGCATCCGTTGTCGTTCGTCATCGATGAGATTCGTCCTGTCAGTCGCTGGAAAGAATTCGGATATGATTCGCCTGAGGCTGCAGCACAAGATTGGAACAACCTACAGGCAGCGCACTGGATCTGCAACCAGAAGAAAAGCAATAAGGTTGATGAAGACATGAGGCGGGCTGTGAAAATGATAAACATAAAAGATGGAGACTGGTAGGGGAAGTGACCCTGCCACCCTCTCTTGGCCCAACAGCGCCGTCCAGCGCCGATTTACACACAAGGAGTTTTTTAGATGATCAGACTAGAGAAATTGAAAAATCTGGAGACCCAGCTTGAGGCAGCGCTGGGCGAAGCGGAGACGAAAGAACTCGCATCGTTAGCCAGGCAGTACCGTGAGACACTGAGGGAAATTGCAGAGATAGAAGGAGCAGAACAGAATGACGACGACATCTCGGAGATCTTATCAGAGCGGGCAGCTGCAGGGAAGTCAGGAGCCGTGCGTTAGAATAGCGCCGATCTATAACGAGACGGACGGGATCGATGCGGAGCGGATCCTACGGAGCGGGCAGCTGCTGCTTGATCCGTGGCAAAGCCTGGTGCTTTGCGATTGGATGGCAGTCGGCCCGAATGGCAAGTGGATTTGCCGGACCTGTGGTGGAAGCGTTCCGAGACAGAACGGCAAGACCGGACTCGTTGAGGCGAGAGCCGAAGCGGGCATGCTGATGTATAACGAGCAGGTGATCTACACTGCACATCTGCAGAAAACAGCAACGGAGACATTCGAAGAGATGGCTTCGTTTTTTGATACTCCGAAACTGAGGAGATATGTAAAGGACATTAAGACGGCCCTGGGGCGTGAGCAGATCATTCTCAATTCAGGAGCACGGGTAAAGTTTCTTGCCCGTACCAGAAATGGTGGTCGAGGCCAGCACGGGGATCTTTTGATCTTCGACGAGGCGCAGGAGCTGAGCATTGACGCTCAGGCATCATTTATTCCGGCTATATCTGCGAGCGCTAATCCACAGACGATATACGCAGGAACTCCACCGGATCCGAATTCTGACGGATCTGTATTTCGCGGGATCAGGGACAAGGCTCTTGATGGAAAGACAACCAGCACAGCATGGTTTGAGTATTCGGTACCGGAGATCGGCGATGTAACGAACAGGGACAGATGGGCTGAAACTAATCCGGCACTCGGACGGAGAATCCTGCAGACCACTATCGAAGGGGAACTTGAACAAATGCCGGCGGACACCTTCGCTCGTGAGCGCTTAGGCTGGTGGACTCCGATCGTGGAGCACAAGCTCGATTATGCGATAGATCGTAAAGCGTGGGAGGCTTGTAAGTCGGAGCTACCTAAACCGGAAGGTAAGACAGCTTACGGCGTAAAGTTCTCCGCAGATGGTTCAGCCGTTGCCCTGTGTGGAGCGGTGATTCCTGAAAGCGGACCAGCCCGCATTTCACTGATCGAGCAGAGACCAACCGGTCACGGGATCGGATGGTTGGCGGATTGGCTGAATGAGAGATATAGCAAAGCGTGCTGTGTTGTCATAGATGGGCGCAACGGAGTCGACGTGCTTGTGGAGCGCATCCAGGGCACTTGGAAGATGAAGGGCTCCGTGATCAGACCGTCCACAAAGGACATGATCGCTGCAACGGGCACGCTCGTGAACGCGCTCAACGAGAAGTCGGTGACATGGTTTCACCTTCAGGAAGCGCTGAACGACAGCGCAATAACATCGGTAAAGCGCTCACTTGGAGGCGGATGGGGCTTCGGTGGGGACAATGCGATTCCTATTGAAGCTGCATCGCTCGCACTCTGGGGAGCTTTGAATAGTAAACGGAATCCTGAGAAGAAAATGAGGATTGGCTAAATGAATATTTTTATGGTACCGCAGAAGGTAATCGGCTTGGGTGAGGCTGAGCAGAAAAAGCTCGCAAAGCTCCTGAACGTTTACCAGAATGCATCAATCAAGAACGAAACAAAGGATAGATACTACGAGGGCAAGATTTCTCTTAACGAGGTCAATCTTGGAATCGCGCTTCCTCAGGGCATGATGGGCCTCGAGATCGGATGCGCATGGGGCGCAAAGACCGTCGATGTGCTCGCCGGCCGTTCGATGTTCGACGGATTTGTCGGGGAGAATGGCGAAGAGGTGGAAGAGCTCGCAAGGGTCGTCCGGAACAACAATCTTATAGCTGAGTATCCGAAAGCATGTCGTGATGAGCTGAAGATTGGATGCTCGTTTGCGACACTGTCAGCTGACGATGATCTTGGCTGTAAGATCCGATTCCATTCAGCGAAATCGGCAGCAGCCGTATGGGATGGAGAAAAGGGCCGTATCGCTTATGGCTTTGCAATTACGGACACCGCTCCGGATGACGACAAGCAACTGGTGTGGACTCCGTCAATGATGAATCTGTACACAGACGACGCTATCTGGGTACTCCATCGCGATGGACAGATTTGGTCAGCAGAAAAACACGAGCACAAGATGGGCAGACCGCTCATGGAGCCGTTGATCTACAATCCGACCAGCTCTAAGCCGTTCGGGCAGTCGAGGATCAAAGAGCCGGTCAGAAGGCTGATTCAGGGATATGTCAGAACAATCGCCAATGCAACGATTGGGCTTGAGTTCAGCACAGCTCCGCAGAAGTATCTGCTTGGTGTTACTGATGATCAGTACGATGCTGTCGTCAGTCAGAAGTTCAGACAGTACGTTGGCAATATACTCGCATCGACAGTAAATCCTGAGACCGGAGAAAAGCCGACATTTGGACAACTCCCACAGGGAAGCATCGCACCGCACGTCGAGATGCTGCGGATCCTGTCTACACAGTTTAGTGCGGCAACGGGCCTGACAGTGACTGACACAGGAGTGGTAAATGATGCGAATCCGACAAGCTCCGACGCGATCCTTGCACAGTCGCAGACACTTGTCTCAATGGCTGAACAACTCAACGAGCGCAACGGAGACTCGCTGAGGACAATCGCTCTGATGGCAATGGCGATTGTACATGATACAACGATGGACGGACTTACAGAGACACAGCAGAGCATCGTCGCTCATTTTAAGAACCCTGCAATGCCGTCCGTAGCAGTAACGGCAGACGCAGCCATCAAGATAGCATCGGCCCGTCCTGAATTCGCTGGAACTGACACATTCCTCGAAATGATTGGGTTTGATCAGGCAGATATCAGACGAATCAAGGCTCAGGAGCAGAGAGAGCGAGGGCTCCAAGTTCTCGGCGAAATCGGTGGAGAGTAATGGCAAGGATCACGACAAAAGCGTGGAATAATTACATCAGCACTCTTCGTAGACTCAGCGATAGGGCAACTAAAGAAATGCTCTCGATGGTCGCGAAATTGAACAATCAGTACAACGAGGGCATCATCACGTTAGCAGAGTATGAAGATGCGGCGATTGATTTCGCATATGCACTTGCTACAAAGTATGGCGAGGGTGCGGGAGCGATGGCATGTGAAATGTATGATGCTATCGCAGAGCTCCAAGGTGCGAACGTGGCTCCGGCAGTACCAGCGCCGACTGCAACGATGGCCGAGACAGCGAAAGCTGTTAAGGGCACGATGAAAACGGGCAACCCCAACATCGTGGCAGATGCGACAGGGCGACTTGTCAAAATGGTCAGTGCGGACACGATGCAACAGAACGCGCTGCGAGACGGGGCAGAGTGGGCATGGATCCCGCAAGGCGATACGTGTGCATTCTGTATCGCACTCGCGTCGAGAGGATGGCAGAGAGCATCACGTAAGGCAATCAAGAACGGACACGCCGAACATATCCACGCCAATTGTGACTGTACCTACGCAGTCCGATTCAGTGACGGGCTTGATGTGGAAGGATATCGTCCACAGGAGTATATCGACATGTATCGCGATGCCGACGGCAATACTCCTACACAGCGAATAAACGCCATGAGGCGCGAGTTCTACGCTGAGAACAAGGAAGTCATCAACGCGCAGAAGCGGAGCGCATACGAAAAAAGAGTGGAGCGAAACAGCTCCGCCGCTGAAGAGATAAACGTTGATTAGAGGGCCAATAAGGGCCCTTTTTTCATACAACATGGCAACTCGTGCCGTAAACGAGGTTTCACTCACAGGAGGTAAGAAATGGAAACTGGAATCCAGACAAACCAGGAAGTTAACACTCAGACCGCAGAAGAACCAAAGCAGGAAGTATTCACTCAGGAGGATGTAAACCGCATCGTCGCAAAAAGAGTCGCTAAATATTCGGATTACGAAACACTTAAAGAGAAAGCGGCTAAATACGATGAAGCAGAAGAGGCGAACAAGTCCGAACTCCAGAAGGCCACAGAGAGAGCGGACAGCCTGCAAGCAGAGCTTGACGCAATGAAGAGCGCCGAACAGCTCAGAACACTGCGCGAAGAGGTATCAAGCTCAAAGGGAGTACCGGCCAATCTTCTCACTGGGACCACAAAGGAAGAGTGTGAAGCACAGGCTGATCAGCTCCTGAATTGGGCAAAGCCGAACAGCTATCCCCGTGTACCGGATGGAGGCGAACCGGCTGGAAACGTAAAGAAGGCCACTCGCGAACAGTTCGCTGATTGGCTGAATCAGAATTTATAACGGAGGAATTAATCATGGCAGGCGTACCAACCAACAGAACAAACATCTCACTCCCACCAGAAGTGGCAGCAGAAATTCTCGCAAAGACACAGGAAGAGTCCGCAGTAATGAGACTCGCAAGACAGATCCAGCTCCCAGGCAGAGGAGTTTCGATCCCAGTAATTACATCTGATCCTGAGGCTGCATGGGTAGGCGAAACAGCTGCAAAGACAGTTGCAAACCCTGGTCTCGAGACAAAGATCATGGAGCCTTATAAGCTCGCAGTAATCGTACCATTCTCCAATGAGTTCAGAAGAGACGCAGCAGCTCTCTATGATGAGCTCGTAAGAAGACTTCCGCTCGCACTCGCTCAGAAGTTCGACGCAACAGTAATCGGCGCAGTCCAGGCTCCTGGAAGCAACTTCGATAACTTTGCTTCAGCAACAGCTCAGGTTATCGGCACCGACACTTATGATGGACTCGTTGCAGCTGACACTGACATCGCTACACATGGCGGAATCCTGAACGGCTTCGCACTGTCTCCACAGGGCAAGGGCGCACTCCTCGCTGCAAAGGATGGAAACGAGAGACCGCTCTTCATCAACAGCGTTGCAGAGGGAGCAATTCCGATGGTTCTCGGCGCTCCTGTTGCTGTCAATAAGGGCATGTACAACGCAACCGGAAAGGTCCTCGGTGTAGCTGGAGACTGGAGCCAGGCAATGTACGGAACGGTTGAGGGCGTAGTTATTGACTACTCCAGCGATGCAACACTCGTAAGCGGTGCCACAACAATAAACCTGTTCCAGCAGAACATGTTCGCAGTAAGAGCAGAAATCGAAATCGGATTCCGCGCCGATGTATCTTGCTTCAACAGACTGACTCAGGAATAATCCGTGGTCAAGATGATCAACGCGACTATGGGCACAGTGATGTGGGTCGCGGAAGATAGAGTAGAGGAATACAAGTCGGCCGGCCACAAGCTGGCCGATGTTCCTGTTACAACCACGAAAGCTGAGCCGAAAACAAGTCGCAAGAAAACAGCAAAGAAGAAGTGAGGTGACCATGATGGCATACGCAACAGTTAATGATGTTCAGTCTCGCATGTCGAGAGAACTGTCAGCGAGCGAGCAGACTGTCTGCGCCACTATGCTCGATGATGCAGCCGTCATCATAGATGCCTACAACAGTGAGGCCGATGCCGAAGCAAAGAAAGTCGTTTCTTGCAGAATGGTGATCAGAGCGATCGGCGACGGAGCTGATCAGGGCGCACCGATCGGAGCGACGCAGGGCAGTATGTCTGCACTGGGTTATTCGCAAAGCTGGACAATCGGATCCGGCGCTGTAGGTGAGCTCTATATCGGAAAGCTCGAGAAGAAGCTTCTGGGTGCAGGTAACTCTATCGGAACATATAGTCCGACAGAGGAGCTCGTTCCGAGAAGGGAGGTCTTCTGATGAAAGGCATCACGGTCATTCTCTACGACAGAACACAAACAGGGGTCGATGCTCTGAACCATCCGGTTTATGAAGAGACACCGGTCCCTGTTGACAATGTATTATATGCACCTATCAGCTCAACGGAAGTGCTCGACACTTACAACCTCAGCGGACGCAAAGCTGTGTACCAGCTCGCTATACCAAAGGGCGACACGCACGACTGGTCTGCTGGCAAGAAGGTCAGCTTCCTGGGCGAAGACTGGCGGATAATCGATATCCCGACTGAGGGCATCGAATACATGATCCCTCTCAGCTGGAACAAGAAGGTACAGGTCGAAAGATATGAGCAAGGGTAGTTTTAAATTCGTATTGAACCGGGCGGGAGTCCGCGAATTGCTTCGAGGCCCAGGAGCGCAGAGCGTAGTGAAGACACAAGCTGCCGTGATCCAGAGCAGAGTGGGCGCAGGATACGAAGTGGATACATACGTCGGAACAAACCGTGCGAACGCATCAGTTTATCCGGCAACTTATGAGGCCCGCAAGGATAACTACGAGAATAACACCCTTCTCAAAGCGAGAGGAGGCGGAAAATGATCGCACCATTATTGATCAGCTACCTCAGCGAAAAACTCGAGCTGTACGTCGGAATGGAACAGCCTGAGGTAAAGACGGGTTATGTAATCATAGACCAGACGGGTAGCAGAAAGACGAATCAAATCAAAACCACGACGTTCGCGATCCAGTCATACGGCGATTCGCTTCTTAAAGCGATGATGCTGAACCTGCAGGTCGAGACGGCAATGGAAGGGTTTGCTGAGCTCCCTGAAGTGGCAGGGGTAAGGCTCGAAACAGATTATAACTTCACGGACACGGAAACAAAGCAGTATCGCTGGCAAGCCGTGTACGAAATCACTCATTATTAGGAGGCACATAATGGCACAGACAGTAGGTAACGTAAGTGCTGGCAAGCCGGCGATTGGTGGTGCTATCTGGAGAGCAGCAAAGGGAACTACTGCACCGACAGACGCAACAACTGCACTCGATGCGGCTTTTAAGGCACTTGGATACTGCAGCGAGGACGGTCTCACCAATTCAAATAGCCCTGACACTGAAGACATCAAGGCATGGGGCGGTGACACAGTTCTGAACATACAGTCAGAGAAAGAGGACACTTTCCAGTTCACTCTGATCGAGGTCTTGAACGTGGAAGTTCTCAAGGCAGTTTATGGCTCGAGCAATGTAACCGGAACACTTTCAACAGGCATCACTGTAACAGCCAATGCGAAAGAGGCTGAAGAAGGTGTATGGGCAATCGATATGATTATGAACAGCAACACGGTCAAGAGAGTAGTCATTCCACACGGAAAGATCTCCGAGATCGGCGATATCGAGTACACAGACGATGACGCAGTTGGCTATGAAGTAACAATCACAGCCCTTCCGGATACTGACGGCAATACTCATTACGAGTACATCAAACAGACTGCATAGCTCAAATAGGGAGGTGACCCATGAAAGCAAAGCTAACTGACGGGTTTGAGGTCCAGATCAACGAGGCTTGTCTGAATGACTGGAAATTTCTGACCACACTTCGCAAGATCGACAAAGGCGACACGGGCCTGATAGTGGATATCGCAGAGCTTTTACTCGGCGGTGAAGAAGAGGTCGAAAACCTTGCGAAGCATCTCGAAGTGGATGGAGTTACACCAGCGGATAAGATGGTCGCTGCAATAGCTGAACTGATGGAGTCCGTCAATGAGTTAAAAAACTCAGAACCCTCGCCAGCATGATAGAACTTGACGAGAACGCACTGATCTGCGATCTCGCTGAGACATATCAGATATATGATTATAGGTCGCTTCCGGTCCAACTGGTCGCGACCTTGTCTGCTGGTTTGAGGGGTGATGCACGAATAGTTCTCAAGGCTGCCGGAGCTCCCGCCAGTCAAGAGACGATCATTCTCGCTGCAATTGCTGACAATCTTGCACTTTTACGTGCTGGATTTAGTAAGGACAGCAATAAAAAACCGCAACTGTTCACGGATGCGATTTTTAGCGAGACAAAACAGAAGACAAAGGGCTTCAGAACAGCAGATGCTTTTAATGCTGAGCTGAGGCGTATTAGAGGAGAATAAATATGGCAGGTACTACTTTAGGAACTGCATATGTACAGATAGTCCCATCAGCTCAGGGCATAAGCGGATCCATTTCGAACTTGCTTGGAGGCGAAGGCGAGTCCGCTGGAATGTCTTTGGGTGCAAAGATTGGAGCGTTCGCTAAGAAGGCTCTTATCGCAGCAGGGATTGGCACGGCGCTTGTAAAGGTTACGAAGGCAGCACTCTCAGAGGGCGGTAAGCTGGAACAGTCCTATCTTGGAGGACTTGACACGCTTTACGGTGAGGCTGCCAACTCCGCAAGGGCTTATGCGCGTGAAGCTGCAGCTGCGGGCATCTCAATGAATACGTACTCTGAACAGGCCGTATCATTCGGAGCTGCTCTGAAGAACGCATATGGCGGGGACACGTACAAAGCGATGGAAGCAGCCAACACTGCGATCCTCGATATGGCAGACAACTCCGCAAAGATGGGCACAGACATCGAATCTGTACAGATGGCCTATCAAGGATTCGCAAAGCAGAATTACACCATGTTGGATAACTTGAAGTTAGGCTATGGTGGAACAAAAACAGAGATGGAGCGACTCCTGGCTGACGCTGAAAAACTGACAGGAGTCCACTACGATATCAATAATCTTGGCGATGTATATGATGCTATCCACGTCATCCAGGGCGATTTGGGATTGACCGGTGTCGCAGCTGCGGAAGCATCAACAACACTGAGCGGATCGTTCGGTGCTATGAAGGCATCAGCGGATAACTTCCTGGGCAGTCTCGCATTAGGTGAGAATGTCAGCGGTTCACTCAATCAGCTGATGACATCAGCAAGCACGTTCTTCTTCGGAAACTTCATTCCAATGCTCGGCACGATAATCAAGTCGCTCCCGGGTGCAATCGCTACGTTCTTCAGTCAGGGCGTCCCGATGCTATTAAGCAACATCAGTACGCTGATCACCACACTGGCGACTAACATCACTTCTGTAGCAAACGGACTGACAGGTGGAAAGGTCCAGCAGTGGGCACAGACTACTTTGCCGAAGATAGTGTCGGCAGCAGGGCAGATGATAGCAAAGTTCGCCAGTTCGCTTCTGCAGAATCTCCCAAAGATCATAGTTGCGCTTGGCAAGATCGGGCTCTCTATCGTTAAGGGACTCGGATCCGCGCTGTGGGGCAAGATCACATCGGCAGCACAGGGAATTGTCACAAGGTTTATGGCTCCGATCAACGCACTCAAAGCGAAGGTCAAGGCTGCCATTGATAAGGTAAAAAGCCTGTTCCCGTTCAGCATCGGCAAGGTAATGAGCAACATCAAGCTCCCGCACTTCAAAGTTTCAGGCAAGTTCGGGCTCAATCCTCCGTCAACGCCGAAGCTGTCGCTTTCGTGGTATGCAAAGGGTGGTATTATGGACGGCCCGACATTGTTCGGCATGGCTGGCGGTGAGGCTGGCCCGGAGGCGATACTTCCGCTCGACCCGTTCTGGAAACGAATGGATGAAATTGCGAGCTCAATCAATCAGCCTGTCGGCAATAACGCCCCTATAACCGTTGTCGTGCAACTTGACGGCAGAGAGATAGCGAGAACGACAGCGCCTTACATGAACACGGAAATCAACAAAATTCAGAACCGGGAAAATCGTAAACTCGGCTATGTATAGGAGAAACTATGGACAGACAAGATTTGCCGATTGAAGCGGCGAAGATAAACGGCCAATATATCGAAGATATACTCCCGGGCTATACGACTGTAATCACATCCGGCAGAGAGGGACTTCCGGCAGAGTTAAACACTTACTCTGTCGGCTCTGCTGACGGAGAGAGAGTCAAGTCGTCCACATTTCCGGCAAGAGTAATCGAGATAGAGTTCGTGCTTCAGGGCGATAGTATGGACGACCTGCGCCAAAAGTTGACAAAGCTGAACAACATCCTGTCGGTTGAAGAGTCTGACGTCATATTCAACGATGAGTCGGACAAGTTCTATACAGGCTATCCGCTGATGCAGGACTCATTCAGCGACTATAAGAACGCTGCAAGGGGCAAATGGCAACTGTATTGCGCATTTCCTTTTAAACGCTCTGTGGCGGTCACAACGCTGTCAAGCACCGATGCTGGTGGCGTGGTGGTCGGAAATAGCGATGCAACGTTCACATTCAACTATGCCGGCTCTTATCCGTCACGCCCTTTGCTCCGTGCGACATTCGCATCGAGAAAACAGAACGGTGACTATAACGAGGACGGAGACTGTGGATTCGTGGCATTTTTAGATCCACGCGAAAACATCATCCAGCTCGGCAATCCTGATGTAGTCGACGTGGATCAATATGCTAAGAACGGAACGCTTGCTAATAGCGAGTTCTCGGCGCTTACTGCGTGGACACCTACAAATGTTGTGACCGGGCAGATAACCGACACATACTGGAATAACGGCAGAGGGCAGACACAGCAATACGCAAAGCCGAGTGGCACGGCATCGCTCACAAGGAGCACACAGGGCGCGACTTATTTTGAATTTGATATCGTCCACAGGCTGTGTGTTTCAGCAGCAGGGCAGACGGGAACTTTTGAAGCGCTGACGCAGAACAACGGTACTACGGTAGTCGGATTCCGTATTATCAAAACGGGCAACGGCACGGCCGGCACTGTGCAGTACATACTTAACGGAAAGGTAGTCGGCACTGATTCAATCGACTTGTCCTATTACAACACGCATTTCGGGTATTGCAACAGGACGGCCGTTTATGCTCAACAGACTTATTACGTCACGGTAACAAAGACTGTAAAGAAGAAAAAGAAAAAGAAAAAGGTCAGCGTCAGAGAAAAGCGTGTGCGCACGGTGCGGACTGGATGGAGATACACACAATCCAACCTCAACAGTGGATGGACAAAAGACGGAGCGGTCGTAACGTTCTCAGTCGGCAATTTGCCTGACAGAACGTTCAAGGATTCGGACATTGAGAATACCGCCGGAATTGATATCGTTTTCAACTTCACGGGCTCGTTCCACACGAACGCTCTGCACTCGGCATCAATGATCGCAAAGGCGGGAGTCCCGTTCGCAGAGATCCCGAACGTTTTCACAGCCGGGGATGTGGTCGAGGCGGACTGCAACGACGCAAACGTGACGCTGTACAGGGCAGGATCACTTGACGGACACCTTGAGCCACAGTACGGAGCACTCGGAAACGACTGGGAAGATTTTGTGATTCGTCCAGGACAGAACATCATCCGCGCAGTGTGGTCGGACTGGGTGAACACGGACTATAAACCATTGATACAAATCGTATTTAATGAGGTCTATATATGATCATTTACTTTTGCGACAGAGCAATGAACATACTCGGACAAGCCTCGACGGAGCTCCCGTCGGGGTATAGAGTGTCCGACGATTTGCTTGTTGAGGACGTGGAGAGCGGCGTCAATACGTTCGAGTGCACAATCACATGGACGGACGACACGCGCACAGAACTCAGCGACGCAATTATTGCGGGCAATTACATTCTAAAAAGCGGGAGCGAAGATAATAATTATAATTCGCTCTTTCAGATAGTCGAAACGGAGTCAGACACTAAGGATCAGACACTCCATCTTTATGCAGAGGATGCAGCTCTCGATTTGCTGAACACGCAGTGTGCGGGGATAACGTTGCAGAACAAAACGATAACGCAGATGCTCCGGCAGTTTCTCCCGAGCGACTGGTCAATCGTAACATGGGATGCACCGACGACAACACGCACGAACACATGGGATGGAGAGTCAACTTGTACAGAACGACTTCTTTCAGTCGTCAGTCTATGGGGCTGTGAGCTTTACTATTCTTTCAGAGTGGAGGGCTTGCAGGTCAAGGAGAAGATAGTCAACGTCGTGCAAAAGCGTGGGCTCCAGGAGGCTATTCCACAATTACGGCTCAATTATGACATTGACCGTATCGTGACGAAAACATCTATCACGGACCTTGTAACAGCGCTGAATGTAACAGGCGGAGAGGTCAACAACGCCCCGATCAACCTGAAGAACTACACATACTCGTACACGGATCCTGTTACGGGCGACGTGTACCAGGTCGACAAAACGACAGGACAGATGCGCAACATCACGGCGATGGAACGCTGGTCAAGCATGATTGATACGGACGGGCTTTGGGTCGGCGTGTATTCGTTCGACACAACAAGCCAGGCGGTGCTTGCTGGTGAAGCAAGGGCAGAGCTCCAAAAGCGGAGTGCGCCGTCTGTCAATTATGATGTGGACTTTGCGGTGTTGCCTGACGACGTTCAGATAGGCGATAGGGTAAACATCGTTGACGACGACGGGGAGCTTTACCTTGAAGCCCGTATTTTGAAGATTGAGACAAGTGAAGCAGACGATACAAAGACGGCAACGATAGGAGATTATCTGCTAAAAACATCGGGGATATCTGACAAGGTCCAGCAATTAGCGGCCGAGGTCGCCGCTTTAGGCGATCTTGAAGCTGCTTATACCTGGGTCGCTTACGCTGACGACTCAAGCGGTGCAGGCATCAGCCTTACTCCGGCGGGGAAGTCATACATCGGTATTGCGGTCAATAGGCCAACTCCGGCGGTAGACATAACGGACCCGTCCGTGTATAGCTGGCTCCCGTTGGAGGTCGACGCACAGGTCGCTCTGTCGTGTGAGATAACATCGTCGGCAGGAACATTGTTCTTGTCCGGCTACGTTGACACGACGCTCACGGCTCATGTGTACGCAAACGGCACAGAGCTTTCGGCATCGCAGATCGCAGATATCGGAGTTATAAGGTGGTACAACGCAGACGACCTTACGACCATACTCGCAACGGGGCAGACTTATTCCATAACGGCATCGCAAGAAATAACGGCCATAAACGTTAGGGCAAGATTGGAGGTGGATAATGCCTGATATCAAAGCACAAAACCAAACGGCCCTCGCATCGGTTAAGGCAATATTTGATGCTGCCGAGGAGGCGAATACTCTGCTTGACGGTATGCAGACGGCAGCCGAACAAGCGGGCACGACGCTCACACAGATATATGCCGATGCGGAGAACGCACAGGAATCCGCCGATGTTGCAAGAACGAGTGCAAGCAACGCCCTGAACCAGCTGAGCGTGGTCGAAAGTGTTGTCGGTGTGCTCGATCTATTGTCAAAACACGGCACTTATTCACAGATCACCGACACAGAAGCGGTAGCAGAGAACGGCAAATGGTACTTCACACGGAGCGGTAGCGGTACAACCGCAGATCCGTACACCTATTCTGTAGCAAATGTAATTGTGGGCGATTCTGTAACAGGGTATTACGAACTTACAGACATTGACGAAGCAATCACAAATTATGTATCAAGCCATCTTGCGTTAACGGATGATGGATTATCTCTGCAACAGGATGGTAGTGATTACCGAATACTAATAAGCACAAACGGCTTAAAGATAATCGGAGCAAACGGAGCAACAGTTGCATCATACGGAACTGATACAATAATCGGCAATCAGACAGGCTTTCATGTAAAGATAGATGGCACAGAATTGGGATTCTATCAAGGTACGCAAAGAGTAGCGTACATAAACAACAACCAACTGTACATAACTCAATCCGTAGTGCTTCAGCAGATGGATTTGGGTATTCCTGTGGCTAATGGCGGTCTTGGTCAATGGTCATGGAAAGTACATCCAAATGGACAGAATCCGCAACGCAATAACCTCAATTTGAAGTGGATAGGATAAAAATATGGGTACTGTAACTAAATCAATCACTAAAACAAATTCTGGCTTAACAGGAGTCTTTACATTTACCTGTGCGGATGAATTTGTAATAACAGGGAGTACGTTTACATTCCAACCGCTGATGCCAACATCAGCTAAAGTCAAGCTGACAAGAACAGGTATGACACAAGCGAGTTCGGGATTTTTCTTCCGTTTACGAAAAGACCAATCAAGCCTTTTTCAATTTGACAATGGCGGATGGGTTTCTTGGAGTAGTGGTGCTACAAAAGCATTAACGATAACAGCGTTGAGTGGTGCTACAAACACAAGACAAACTTCATCGTATTTTAACGCAAGTAATGCAAACGAAAGGCGTGTTGAGGTTCAATATTATGTAACTAGCGTATGGGCAGACACGCTAAATTCATCTGCGGATGCTGTGAACATTTACGATACAAGCACATTCACGCTATCTCAAATCCTTGTTTTGGATGCCCCACCAACCTTTTCAACAACAGGAATGTCATTCGATATGGCGCAAATTTATGCAGGTCTTACAACGGCAAGCGTGAGCGTGTCAGCATTAAGCGCACAGTATGGTGGTGATATATCAGAGGTAAAGCTGACAATAGGCAATCAGAGTGTTACAAGAGCAGATGCAGGTACGTTATCCATCTTGCTTGAGTCAGCAGGTACATTTACACCAACTGTATCTGTAACAGATTCAAGAGGACAGGTTACAACAAAGACTCTTGATGCGATCACAGTTAACGGCTACACAGAGCCATCGCTATCATTTAATGTTCAGAGAACAACACCCACAGGTGTTCCGAACGATGAGGGTACATACGGCACTATGTCAGCATCATTCACATTCACAGATGTTGTAGCACAGCTGACACAGCCAACAGTAAAAGTAGACGGAACAACGGCATCTGTTACATGGTACTCAACAAGGGCAACAGATGGCACTTTAAGCGGTTCGGTTAATTGGGCATCGTTAACATCACCTGCGACAGTTTACGGCATAGTCAGCGCACCAAACATTCAGACTTCATATCAAATCGAAGTAACGCCGAATGACTCTATCTCAAGTGGTACGCCAATAACACAAACACTTGCAAGTGCGTTCTATACAATCGACTTTCTTGCAGGTGGTCATGGTATAGCGTTTGGGCAACCTGCCACACAGGACGGATTTTTCTGCAACATGGACTCTCACTTCAAAGACCATGCAAACATAGTCAGAGCATTGTTTGATTTCATCCATCCTGTCGGTTCATATTATGAAACCTCTGATACTTCATTTAATCCTAATACCACATGGGGCGGTACTTGGGAACTTGAAGCAGAGGGGCAAGTGCATATTTCGGCAGGTTCTACATATTCTGTAAGTGGTGCGCTGACAAACACCTCTGATGGCGGTGAAGAAACGCACACTTTGACAACAGATGAGATTCCTGCGCATACGCACGGCAACAAGTCACTGACGGGTTACTTCTCCATAAGAAAAACGTACAGCGGAAATAATACTGCTGTATCGAGTAGCGGTATTGTTACGCTCGGAACTACGGGTTCGGGCGGGCAAATCGGCGTTAATGGCGCATCGACCTCATTGCAGTCCGTCAACATTGATGCGTCACATACGCACGATTCTGTTGGTAACGGCGACGCTCACAACAACATGCAACCGTACATCGTAGTAAACAGATGGCACAGAACAGCATAGAAAGGAATAGCGATGAATAGAGGAACAAGGATCAGGGTGATTGCGTTTGCGGTCGCCTGTGTCAATCAATCAATAGCAAGTGTCGGAGCGGTCGATCTCGGAAACGAGACGGCCAATTTAATTTACAACATTATTTCACTTGCTTTCACGATTGCAGCTGGCTCGTTCGCTCTGTATTACAACAACGACTTTACTGTCGAGGGCGAAACGGGAACAAAACTCACGAGAGAGATGAAAGCGTTCAGAGGCGAGACAGTAACAGAGCACGTCGAGCCGGATGATGCGGAGGTGAGAGAAGATGGGGAAGAATAACATCGAATTGCTGAAATTTGCCGAATCTTTCAAGGGGAAAGGCGGGTCGATATTCCGCAGCTATTGCGGACTCGGGTCGGGACAACCGTGGTGCTGTGCATACATAACATATCTGTTTCACAAGGGCGGAGACTCCGCTCTTTTTTATGGCGGGAAAAAGGTGACGTATTGCCCGAACGCTATCAGCTGGTGCCGTGCGAATCTCGCTATGGTTCCTCTGTATATGGCGTTACCGTCAGACATTATCTATTTTGATTGGCAGCCGAACGGGATTCCTGATCATATCGGACTCGTCCGTGAACGCAAGAGTTGCGATGCGATCTATACCATCGAGGGCAACACCAGCGGAGGCATAGTCGATTATAAGACTCGCCCGGCTAAGTACGTTCTCGGAGTGTATCGCCCGCATTTCCCGGCTACATTCGACGCATCGAAGAAACTCGTCATTGACGGCCTTGCGGGATACAACACGATCGCAGTTCTCCAGCGTGCCCTCGGAGTGACCGTTGACGGCATACTCGGAAAAGGAACGATTCGTGCACTCCAAAAGAGAGCCGGCACGACTCAGGACGGACATTGGGGGAACGGAACGAGCCGAGCCGTTCAGAGGATGCTCGGAGTAACAGCAGACGGCTTGTTCGGGCCGAACAGCGTTAAGGCGTTGCAGAGATGGTGCAACGACAAGGTGTTCCCCCAACGGGTAAAAAACAAGGGCCAGCTGATAGCCGAAACCGCTCAGAAGTACGTCGGAAAAGTTCCGTATAAAAAGGGCGGAACGGATATCAACAAAGCGGTCGATTGCACAGGCTTTATCCAAGAGATCTACAGACTAAACGGGATAAAACTGTCGCCGTATCTGTCGACGTGGGGAAAGTCTATTGGAACGGATATAAAGAAAGCACAACCGGGCGACATCATCAGTTTTAACAATAAGAAAACGGGCAAACTCCAGCATCACGCTATTTACATCGGCAACGGCAAAGTTTGCCACGCTACGGGCGGAAAAAAGGTGTGCATTAGCAAGCTGCCGTTTTCGAATCTGAAAATCGAGGGTATTCGGAGGAGGTGGAAATAATGACGGATAACATCATAATCGCAGCGGTCGGATTTATAGGGGCGATGCTGGTCGTCCTCAAGCCGTTCCTCGATCTGAATACCAACATAACGGAGCTGAAAACGAGTATTGATAACTTCAAGGCATCAGTTGACAAGCTGGACTCCCGCATAACTAAGCACGGCGAGGAAATCGACAAGTTAAAAGAGACGGTTGCGACGCACGAGGTCAGGCTAAACAATCTCGAGAAAAAATAAGAGGTGAACTAATGGAAAAGCAGATAATAACTTTTTCAGCTAACGAACAAAACTTAACAAAGACGGGCGGAGTCGGCTGCTATGCTTCAAATACTGTCGCCTACATCGAAGCGCATTTTGATCTCGGCGGTAATTGGAGTGGTTTCGACTCGGTAAGAGCGGTATGGGCGAACGAGCACTTGGCCTGTATAAGCACGGTCCTGGACTCACTTGGCAAGTGCAGAGTACCAACCGAGGTGCTTGTTCGAAAAAGCAAAGTAACTGTGAACCTTGTCGGCTCGATATCTGAAAACGGCGTGCTCACAGACAGACTCACAAGCTATCCGATTGTGGCGCTTGTGGTCGATGCTAACGCAAAGATTTGCGGCACGGAAACAGCCGAGATAACTCCGAGCCAGTTTGAACAGTTCGTGGACATCGTCAAGGCAGATGTGGAAAAAGTCACGGGTATGACCGCAACGGCTGAGACGCTTCCTGTGGGATCTGACGCTACTGCATCGTACTCGGACGGGGTGCTGACTCTTGGAATACCGAAGGGTGATAAGGGCGAAGAGGGCGCTACGGGTCCAGCAGGTCCACAAGGTCCGAAAGGTGACACGGGTTCCACAGGTCCACAGGGCGAACGTGGTCCACAGGGTATACAGGGCGAACAGGGTCCAAAAGGTGATACAGGTGCTACGGGTCCTATAGGTCCTGCAGGTCCACAGGGGGAGACAGGACCGCAAGGTGCTACAGGTCCGCAGGGACCGCAGGGTGAAACAGGACCGCAGGGCGTTCAGGGTATCCAAGGACCTAAAGGTGACAAGGGAGATATTGGAGCTACAGGACCGACAGGTGCGACAGGTGCGACAGGGCCGCAGGGTCCAAAGGGTGACTCCTACGTTCTCACTACAGCAGACAGAGAAGAGATCCGTGACGCAGTATATGCGCTTATCCAGGCAGCAGAAGGGAGCAACTACTAATGGGAATGAAGACAGTACAGGACGCATCGCTCACATCCGTGGCTGATGCTATAAGACTCAAGGCGGAGATAGAGGGAACACTTGAATTCCCATCGCAGTTCATCTCAGCTATTCGTAATATTCCGACAGGCGGTGGTAGTGTTTCTGTTCCGCCTAAAGATGTCAACTTCTATGATTACGATGGAACTGTAGTCGATGCTTATACAGCATCAGAATTTGCATCGTTGTCAGCAATGCCTAAGAATCCGAAACACGAAGGACTCACAGCACAGGGGTGGAATTGGTCGCTCGCTGATGCAAAGGCATATGTAGCTAAATACGGCAGACTGAAGATAGGGCAGATGTATGTAACTACAAGTGGTGATACAGAGATAGACATTCAGCTCAGTATCGGTAGGAACAAGCCGTATCTCGGATGCTGTCCACGTGGCACAGTCGAGATAGATTGGGGTGATGGTTCCCCTCACGATACGCTGACAGGGACATCCACAAGCACACTGAAGTCTATTCAGCACATATATCCTGATACAGGTGAGATGTTTACTATTAAACTGCATATGGAGTCAGGGTCCCTTGGACTCATAGGCAACAGTTCGGCAGGGTCGCAGGTACTGTATAACGGGACTACATCGACATCGAATGGGCAACGAGCATATCAGAACGCAGTAAAAGCAATCCGCTGTAGCAGTCATGTGACGAACATAGGTAACAGTACGTTCCAAAATTGCTACTCACTCGCATCGGTAACTATACCTGATGGTTTGACGGACATAGGTTACAGTACGTTCCAAAATTGCTACTCACTCGCATCGGTAACTATACCTGATAGTGTGACATACATAGGTCCGCAAGCGCTCCGCAGTTGCTACTCACTCGCATCAGTCACTATACCTGACAGTGTGACGAACTTAAGCAGCTATGCGTTCCAAAATTGCTACCCACTCGCATCGGTAACTATACCTGATGGTGTGACGAACATCGATGACAGTGCGTTCCAAAGTTGCTACTCACTCGCATCAGTCACTATACCTGACAGTGTGACGAACATAGGTAACAGTGCGTTCCAAAATTGCTACCCACTCGCATCGGTAACTATACCTGATGGTGTGACGAACATAGGTTCGCAAGCGTTCTACTCTTGCAACTCACTCGCATATATCATCTTTGAGCCAACAACTCCTCCAACAGCAAGTTCAAATGCGTTCAACAACTTACCTTCCGACCTTGTAGTCTACGTTCCTGCAGGAACATTGGCAGATTATCAGGCAGCTTCGAACTACTCAAGCATATCAAGCAAGATGGTGGAGATGAGTGCATAAAAAAATCAGAAGTGTGGGGCGAAACCATTGCCCCACATTTGTTATCGGCAGACCGGAAGTGGTCTGCAATAGGATCACCTCCTTCTTACATTACAAAAAGACCCGGGGATAAAACCTCGGGTCTTTTTGCGTGCGGTGATTTTTGAGTGCGAAACAACAATTACAACGCTATATACAGATATACCTCATCAGGATCCACGATGTCAACGTGTGCAGCACGGACTTTGCCGGCTTTGATTTGTTTGTAATAGTCCTTCCACGAGTCGCTCCAGATCGTGCCGATGCGGTTGTCGTTCGCATAGACATTGATGCCATATGTGCCAGGATGTTTTATCATCTGGAAGCCAACAGTGCGGATCTGCTTGTTGCCGAGTGCCTTTATCCCTTTATGGGCATACTCGTCACGATAAGTTGCAAGCTTGATCCTGTCGAAGCCTTTATAGTTATCTGTGTGAGGGACGATGACGTCCATCTCCGGTTTTTTCTTGAATAATGCCATACAAGTCACCTCCGCATTCAATTATAAACAAGGTAAAGACATCTTGACAAGGGAATAAAATAAGCGTAACGTAGAAGAGGAAGGTGACTTGCAAATGAATAATATGACCTGTTAGGGTATAGGGGACCGTCACAAGTTGACGGATAAAATTATTCCTTTAACTATTCCTAAAATCATAATTTTTTGGGTAGTGGGGTAGGGTAAAAACCGAATATCTTAACAATTACATATTAATGATGACACAAGTCACCTCCAACGATAACACTAGTTTGAATATCGAAGGAGGTGTTTTTATTTTATGAAAGCGCAGAGCATCCAGCAATTCGCCATCGTCCAAAGCGACTCGGCTCCAGCTTTTGAGGAACAGCTCAACGCAAGACTGATGGAACTATCCACAAAGACCCCGAAGGTCAGCTTTGCCGGGCTTACGGCTTACATAAGCTACTTCGAGACGGTAAAGATTCCCGAATCGTTAGCGGATGAGTACGTGCTGAAAGGTTCCTGCTTCCACTGCGAGGACTGCCCAGAGTTTCAGGCAATGCTGAAGGCGGACGGAACGGAAGACACAAGACTCAAGTACGGAGAATGTCAGTACGCAGAAATGAGAAGGACGCGCAGAGACGCACCAGCGTGCGACATGCTTTACAAGCTGATCAAGGACGGGAGGATAGGATTATGTTACAGAAAATAGGTTTTTTCATTATGTGCATCGGCGGAATGATGGCCGACTCGGAATGCCTTCTGATTCCAATCGGAGTGGCTGCACTCGGAGCGTTCCTGATCTGGCTCGGGGACAGAAGGGAGGCTGACGATGAAACAGCCTAAAAAGCATTATTACATACTGCTCAATGATGAGTACGTAGGGCAGACATGGGCCGTATCCGAAGCGAAGGCAAGAGTGAACTGGTGGTGGGCAAATGTAAAGTACAACGACCAGTTCAGCTACAGGGCATACAACCCGGAAGACTTTGAAGCGATCTGCATTAATTAGGAGGTGCACAGAATGGTATATGCAACAAACGAAAAGAGAGATTACTGCCAAGTGCTCGACGCAGCACTGGCTCCAATGATGGACTTTGACTCACTGGACTACTGCATCAATGGAGTAACGCAGGAAGAGTATCTGAAACTGTCAGACCGACTCGGGTCCGTATGCTACTTCGACGTGACCGGAATGACCTGCGGGGAGATCCTCAAGGACATCTGCAAGGTGGTTCTTCTGGATCAGGCGAGACTCGCGCCGGATAGCGTCATTACAGACATCAGAAAGAAGAGAAAAGTTGCAGATATGTTCAGGAGGTAATCAAATGAAGAAGGTTAAATATACAGTAACACTTACGGGATGGGACAACAGAAAGCTGACGTTCTACGACTGGGAAGACGTCCAGTGCTTCCTGGCTTACGTAGCAGAGGGCTGCAGGGGAGATTATGTCGGATTCCTCATAAAAGAGGAGGTGATCGCATGAGTGGCAGACTGACAGGCGACTTCCGTAAGTTTATGGATAAGAACTATCTCGGTTCGTGGGACGTTCCGGACGGGGAAGATCTCGTTCTTACCATCGACCACGTTGAGCAGAATGACGTCAAGAACGAACGCGGATCTGAACGTAAGCTGACTATACACTTCGCAGAGAGAGGATACAAGCCGATGATCCTGAATACGACCAACGCGAAGAGAATCGGCAAGGTAGCGGGGTCGAATAAGGTTGAGAACTGGGAGAACCTCCGCATAGCCATCTACACCGAGAAGGTAACTGCATTCGGTGGAACAACGGATGCGCTCCGAATCAGAGAGTACGCACCAAGAGAGACCGAAGCGTTCTGTGACGAGTGCGGTCAGAAGATACAGAGACACGGAGAGTATTCCGTTAATAAGATTGTCCAGCTGAGCAAGGCAAAGTACAAGAAGTGCCTGTGCTGGGACTGCTCCATTAAGGCAAAGGAGGCGGAGTGATGAAGATCCTTTACAAGGCACCTGGCGAAGCGCTCCGCTCGATGGTCATACCAAACGAGCTCGGAGTTATGCAGCAGCTGGTCGACGGATACATCGAACCGATAACTTTGCCGGATAAACTCATTGTCATCTGCAACGAGGAAGGCAAGATAAGAGGTATGGCAAAGAACTTCCACGTGGCTGCTCTCGATGATTACATCTACGGCCCGGCGCTGTTCATGGGCGCTGATGGAGAAGAGTTCTGCTCAATCAAACCAAAGCACGAGAAGCTGATCAGAGACTACTTCGATGTGTTCGGAACGGAGGGGTTCAATGGGAAGTGAATGGATGGTAAGACCGAAGAAGCTCGGAGAACGTACACGTTACGAAGTGTACAAGATACTGCACGACACAGGCGATGTCATTACCAGAGGCGGGCTGTGGGATACCGCAAAGGAAGCGGAAACGCTAGCAAAGAATCTGAACAAGATGGAGGCGAGACGCAAATGAAACTTACAGACGATAATTATTTCTCCACTGAAGCAATGAAGGAATACTGGTCCGTGTCGCAGTTCAAACAGTTCTGCAGGTGTCCGGCAGCTGCCATTGCTGAAATGAATGGAGAATACGAAAGAGAACCATCGACTGCGCTTCTGGTCGGGTCCTATGTGGATACATACTTTACTGGTGACAAAGGTGCTCTGGGACGTTTCGTTCTGGAGCATCCGGAAATCACCAATTCGAGGACCGGTCAGCTGAAGGCCGACTTCAAACACGCAGAGACGATGATTGAGGCGGTAAAGAGGCAGCCGTTGATGATGGATTATCTCCACGGCGCAAAGCAGATAATCGGATGGGCGGAGCTGTTTGATGTTAACTGGAAGATAAAGATGGATGTCTATGACGGACAGCGCATCGTAGATCTGAAGACCGTGAAGGACTTCAAGCCGATATATGAGGAAGGCTTCGGATGGCGGTCGTGGATAGAGTACTGGGGTTATGACATCCAAGGCGCTATCTATCAGAGAGTGGAACAGGCTATGTCGGGACGGACTAATCCGCTGCCATTCTACATCGTAGCGGTAACGAAGGAGAAGGTTCCTGACGTTGCTGTTATCCATCTGCCTCAGCACATACTCGATACTGCGCTGAAGGTGGTCGAGGCGAAGATAGACGGATTCGATTTGATGAAGAAGGGACTCATACCAGCTGAACGTTGCGAGGTTTGCGACTGGTGTAAGCAGAGTAAGAGGCTGGGCGAACCGATTGAATTTGAAATAGATGAAGCATAATCGCTTACTCACCGGGGCGGGCAACAACAATTTAATATCAACTTAATAAGGAAGTAAACGCAACCATCACACTTGTAAACAAGCAACGCCCGCTCCGGTCCGTAATAGAAAGGAAATAATGAACGCATCGGAAATAGTAAGAGCCCTGCGTGAAAAAGCGGGAATATCTCAGCCAGAGATGGCAAGACGCATCGGAGTCTGTACCCAGTCGATATGTAACTGGGAAAAAGGCTACAAGTGCCCGACAGCAGACAAACTGCTCGCAGTATGTAACGCAATGGGCTATGACGTAATAATCAAACCAAAGTACGAAGTATATAAGAAAGCGAAGTATCACAAATGATCAAAGACGTGGGCAAATTGATCCTGAAATGCAGGAAGGAAGCGGGACTGTCGCAAAACGCACTTGCTTCCGCTGTGGGGACACAACCACACGCTATATCACAATATGAGCACAAGGGTATCTGTCCGAAGGTCTATATGTTCGAGGACATTATGAACGCTTGTGGATACGAAATAATCATAAGGAAGAAAGGAACTAAAGAATGAACATTCACACAATACACGGAAGGTTAGTCAGAGATCCTGATTACGTCAGAGAGGCGGACGAGACCAGAAGCAGGGCCAAGTTCACCGTAGCGGTCGACAGATCATATGGAGACGAGGCCGATTTTATTGACTGCATAGTATGGGGCAAGAGAGCTGCCACTATCGATAAGTGGTTTCACAAGGGCAAAGAGATCGCCGTATCAGGTGAGGGCCGAACTGGATCCTACACCGACAAGAACGGAACCAAGCACAAGACGTACACGATCAACGTTAACCAGTTCGACTTCTGCGGTTCCAGTAAGGACTCCGCTCAGGCAGCGTCGCAGATCGAGAAGGACGCAGCTGCTCTCCTAATGCCGGACTCGATGGAGAAACAGGAAGAAGACATCCCGTTCTAAGGTGAAGCCGTATGAAGTTTTTACTCATAGATAGCAGGGAGAAGCCGAAAGCGATCCGGTCCATTGTAAAGTATTTCGATTCCATTGGATTAGTCCATGAGACGTCGAAGCTGTTTATTGGAGACTATCAGGACTTCAATAGACCACAAATCATTGTGGACCGAAAGCAAAATATCTCGGAACTGGCGAAGAATTGTACGGCAGACCACGAACGGTTCAGGCGCGAACTAGAACGTGCTCAGAAGGCAAATACAACGCTCGTGGTCCTTGTCGAACAGAACCGATACAAGGACAGAGATAGATGGATCCATTGCGAGTCCGTTGAAGACCTGATGCTGTGGGAGTCTCCGCACACTACCATTCGAGGCGAAAAGGTGTACAGAGTGCTGCGGAGCTGGATGGCGAAGTATCCGCTTCGGGTCGAGTTCTGCGACAAACGAAATACGGGGAGACGTATTTATGAAATCATATACGAAGGAAAGTGAGCAGTTCGTTCCAGTGTGCAAGGACTATTTCTCCGATTGGTGCATAGATCATTGCAACTGGTTCGGAACGTGCTGGGACTTTCAGGAAGAGGCAAGAAGTGACACTAAACGAGTTAGAACCGGGGACGGAAGTGATACTGGAGTCGGCGAGGCTGTTTGAACAACCGGAGCGACTCCAGAAGATGGACGGAAGGCTATTTGTTGTAAAGGAATCGCATCTGATTGGAACGGTGCGAGTTTATACGTTAGACCATTGCGAGTCGGAGCTGGGTGTACCGTATACCATCATGGGCGCCTGGATAACTCCGACCAGAAGGTTACGCTGATCACAGGGGCGGGCAGTTTATAAATTATAGTCCATGATAAACAAAGAAAGGAATAATGCTTTCTGTATATGAAGTAGGTTCTGTGTTCGTTGTCTGTCCGTCCCTGATCAGATAGAGAGGAGACAGACGATGAAAGACACGATATATAGAGAAGATGCGATAAAGGCAGTAGAGGAGTGCTTAAAGCTGTTAGCACGTCCGAGATATACAGTAAAGACAGCGATTGAGGCTATACCATCTGTGGACATTCCGCACAGTGATGATTGGGAGAAATACTCCGACAAGCTGTGGAAGAACGCATATGAGCGTGGCAAAGCAGACAGACCGCAAGGGGAGTGGATAGAGCAAGAGGATTGTTGGCAATGTTCCGAGTGTGGTGATGAGTATGTTTTGGAAATAGGTGTCAAACCGATTGATGCAAGAATGCACTACTGCCCATCGTGCGGAGCAAGGATGAAAGGAGCAGACGATGAGGATGATTGATGCAGATGCGCTGATAGAGCGATGGAACAATATGTCTGTTCGTGGAAGAACAGAATTTGACCAAGAAATAATGGTCGCACCAAGCATCGAAATCATCCGTTGCGGAGAATGTAAGTGGTTGAGGTACTGCGAAGCAGAAGAAATGGAGCTGACACTTGATTGTGATCACCCGGATGGAGGTGGAATACCACGCAGCGAGGAATGGTTCTGCGCTGACGGAGAAAGGAAAGGACAGGTATGAAGTGGATCAGCGCATACTTC